CCGTCCACCGTGACGTTGATGCGGGCGTTCACCTGCTGGTCGCCGATCTCGATGCTGAGCGGTTCGTATGGTGCCTTGATCTTGAGTTCCATGAGGTTCCCTCGCTTTCCTTTCGCGCAGTAAAAGGAAAAGGCCGGGGAGGCTGCGCTTCCTCCCCGGCCTCGTGACCGATATTCCTACGGGTGTCGCTTCTAGGCCGTGCCCTCGGTCACCTCCACGGCCACGGTGGCGCGGATGGAGGGCTTGGACGCGCAGCGCACGCCCAGGCGGGTCTTGCCGACCTTGAGGCCGGTGACGATGCCGTCTGCTGTCACGCGGGCGATGTCGGTGTCCTCGATTGCGTAGAGACACCAGTCGCTCGCGGTGGCGGGCTGCACTGCGGGGGTGACGGTCGCGGTCTTGCCCACGGCCACGGTCACATCCTCCACGGTGATCTCTGCGGGCAGGTGGTGGCCCTTGGCCGCCTGCACCAGCTTCGGCGTGTCGTTGCGCGCCATGGAGAAGCTGATGGCCTGCTTATCTGATGCGGCTCCGTTCGGCCCCGTGATGCTGATGTCCTTGAGCGTCACATCTTCCTCGATGATCTCGCCCGTGGGGGACACGATGCGGTACTGGGTCTTGCGCTCGTCGCCGAAGCTCTCCTCAAGGCTCGCCACGTATTCCTGCAGCGGGTCGCCGATGAGGCGCTTGCCAGTGACGCTCGTGGTCTTGGTCACGCCCGTCACGGTGGTGACGGTGTTGCCGCCCGTGGAGTAGTCCTCGGTCTCGTCGGTCTTCTCTGAGCGGTCGGGGGAAATGTCCTCGATGCCCGGACCCATGTAGGCCCAGGTCGGCTCGCTCTCCTCCGGGGTGGTGTTCAGCAGGTTCGCGTACTGGTAGTTCAGCGCGAACCCGATATCGACGGTCTTGGCCATCAGAAAAAGTCCTTTCTCGTGTCGATGTACACGTCGAAGGCCCAGACGTAGCGGCCAGATTCGTCCCATGGGAGAGGCTGCGGGTCTGTGGTCTCAACGCTGTCCAGGTCATAGCTTCCATTCTCGGAATCGAGGGGGCTGCTCTTGAGCACCGCCTCGGCTTCCTGCGCGGTGGCCATGGCGTTGAACTCGCTCAGCCGCTTCACGATGACGGTGACGCGCATGGGCGAGGTGGTGGTGCCGTCGTAGTAGACGGTCTTGCGGTCGGGGATGCCGAAGGCGAGCGTCACCGATTCGGGGTAGCGCCTGCCGTCCGGCATGGTGGTGAAAACGTCGGCAATGCCCGCCTCTTCGAGGCGCTTGCGCATCACGTCCAGCAGGTCCATGGCCGCCATCATTCACCTCCGTACAGGGACTCGGCGTATTCGATGAGCGCGGGCATGTCGTTTTTGGCGCACGCCTCGTCCCAGTGGTCGCACGTCCCCGGCGTGGTGTGCGCCATGGGAACGCTGTACTGCCTGGCCGCGTAGGGCGTAGCCCAGATGAGCAGCCCGTCGGCGTAGCGGCTGTTCAGCTGCTCCGATGCCCTGAGCGTGTTCTCGTCGCGGGGCACGTACTTCCGCATCACGAAGGCCACGCGCATGGCGTACTCCTCCTGGCGCTTGCGTTGCGCGGCAGGGCTTAGGAGGGCATCCAGCTGGGGGGTGTTGATGATGACGGTCACTTGAGCACCACCTCCCAGTGGTGGACGCGCCCGCTGCCGTCCCTGATCGCCTCGCAGTCGTGCACCGTCGCCTCGGAAACCTCGCCGTCAACGCTCACGAGGGACCCCGCCGGGATGGCGAAGCCCCCACGGCTCGCCCTCGGGTCGATGAACAGCGTGCCCTTCACGGGAGCCTGCAGCTGGTAGTCCGTCCGCCTGATCGAGGCCGAAGCCTCGAAGCGCACGCGCTCGATGGTCACCGGCTCCTCGAACTCGCCGCCGTAGGGGCTGCCCTCCTTGGGCACCCGCACCACGGCGGTCTGGCGCATGAGCCTGCGCGGCAGCGGCATCACGATGCCACCCCCTGGTAGAGCAGCGACGAGCCTGCGAGCTCTCGTGCTATGGCGCGCCTCATGTCCGCCTGGTAGAGGGATGCCGAGCCGTTGCCGCCCATGGTGGCCGAGAACTTGCCGAGCGTGACAGAAGCCACGGCCTCGCCGATGCCTCCCGATGCCCCGTAGGCATCGTCCACGTCAACGGCGGCGCAAACCGCCCGGATATAGGCGTCCTCGTCATCCTCGTCCTGCGGCACGTTTCGCCCGATCACGTCGCTGACCGCAGACACCGCCGCCCGGAGGGATGCCGTGAAGGCATCCTCCCCGAGCGTTCCGCCCTGGCTCGTATAGAGTGCGTATGTGACGGAAGGGAGCGGCATGCGCTAGTTCTCCCCCTCTCCGGCCTTGGCTTCGGGAGCCTTGGCCTCTGCGGCCTTATCGTCGGTCGCAGTCTCGTCCTTGGAGGCTGCTGCCTCTTTGGGCTTCTCGGTGCCCTTGGCCTCTGCGGCCTTGGCTTCGGGAGCCTTGGCCGCAGGCTTCTTGGCCTTGGGCTTGGAGGCGGTTGCCTCCTTCTTCTCGACGGTCTTGCCGTCGATCAAAAGTCCAACGGTGCGCATGGTTTTCCTCCTTACTGGTGGCTCAGGTAGATGCCTGCGCGCTTGTTCTCGTAGCCATCGACCACGCCGTACTTGCGGTATTTCACGATGCTCGCGTCGGCGTCGGGGTTCATGTCCGGCCCGATGACGGTGGGGCCTGCAACATGGCGGTCGAACTTGATGAGCGCGGGCTTGTGGACGATCAGGAAGTTGATGGGCTTGGAGAGCTCGGAGGGCTTCCAGCCACCGGCGATCTCGTCGCCGTCGCGTCCGCTGAGCAGGTCGATGGTGGTGTTGAAGCGGCCACGTGGCACCTTGACGATGCCAGCGAAGCCGTCAAGCGCCTCGCGGGACTTGGTGGTGTCCAGCGCCTTCACGGACTTGAGGAGCGTGGAGGTGGTGAACAGGTAACGCTGCTCCTCGGGCACTTCGTCCTCGTCCATTTCCGTGGTGGCGGTGAGGATTGCCTCAAGGAACTGCGCGCCGCCCTCGATGGTGTCGGTGTTGTTGGTGATGCCGGTGAGCGCCGCGATCTTGGCGAAGGTGAAGGCGTCGCCCTCGGGTGCCACGTGCTCGCGCATCAGGATGTTCGCGGCCTGGCCGAAGGCTAGGTCGAAGGACTCCTGGTTGTCCATTTCGTCCACCATGATCTTGGTGCCACGGTCGTAGTCGGCCGTCACGGTCTTCCAGACCAGGTTCACGCCGCTGTTCGCGGTGTAGCCGCTCGCTCGGTCGTAGTCGCCGAGGCCGCCCACTTCCATCTGCGGGTAGCAGAACTCGTGGACGTTCTGGGTGGGCTTCAACTGGGACGGCGGGCTGGTGAGGACGGAGGTGACCGACGCTTGGCGGTACACCTCGTCCAGGATGGCCTGGATGCCCTTGGGCAGGGTGATGTTGTTGGGCATTGCTTACTCCTTTTCGGTGTCAATCCCCATTAGCTCGCGCATCTTCTTGGTGCGCTCGTCTTCGGGGTCGGGGGTGCCCTTCGGGTTGCCCCCTGTGCTCTTGGACTTGTCGGAAGAGGCGAACAGGTAGGGCGCAGCCTCTTTCAGCTTGGCCACGTCGCCGTCGAACTCCTTGAGGCGAGCGGATGCCGCAACGGTGTCGATGCAGCCGGACGCCTTGAGCGATGCCTCGGTCTTGGCGGCCTCTTGCTCTGCCTTCCACTGCGCGAACTCTGCCTCCAGCTTCTTGTAGCCCTCGGCCTCCGCTTTCGCGGCGTCGCGCTCTGCCTCCAACTTCGCCACTTCGCGCTGGTGCTTGTGCACGCTCATGGTGGTGCCGGGGGCGGCGGGCTGCGCTGCTGGTTCCGCCGCAGGTGTCGGGTCTTGCGCCGGTGCGGCGGGCTGCGCTGCTGGCGTAGGCTCTGTCGCAGGTTCCTGAGCCGTTGCAGGCTCGGGCGTCGTGGTGGGCGTGGGTTCTGTGTCTGCCATACTTCCAACCTTTCTCCGGGGTTTGGTTTCCGCGCTTCTCTGCGCGCTTCGGTACCTGTTTGCCGCACAGGCGGGCGATATGAGGCCGTTGCCGCCGCCTCTCGCGTTGTTGGAAGTTTCCCGAAGGTGTCGCTCGGGCATGAAAAAGCCCCGCGCTCGGCGGGGCTTGGCGTGTCGCTATATGTCCACGTTGTCGGGGAGGCCGGAATCGAATGGCTGGCCGGTGTCAAGGCACCGCCTGATAGCCGTCACAACCTCCTCGTCGGTTGCGCTCATCATTTCCATGCGCGGGAATATATCGCCGAAGGTTTCGCGGTATTTCTCCATGAGCGTGCGCAGTTCGTCCATCAGATCGTTCCTTTCTCGATAGCGTCAATTATATCCTCGAACACCTGAGCCGACTTGGGGAGGTATTGCTTGAGCACCGCAAGGCTGTCCGGGTTGCTGATGTGCGCGCTGTAGAACTCCGCGAACGCCTCCTTTGCGAGCGCCATGTTCTGACTGTCCCAGTAGGATGCTCTGTGCCCCCATCCTCCGTTGACCTTGTTGCCGGTAGCTCCTCCGAAAATGTCGGATAGGTCTGCCTTCTGGGCGTCGGTCAGTGCATCTATTTCCCTACTTACCTCAGCATAGGCTCGCCTCTTCGCTATAGCAGCCTTGTACTGCGGGTCTTTTTTGACCGCTGCGGCTATCTCCTTCTTGTAGCCCTTCACCCGCTTCACGTCCCCGGCGGTGTACCCATATTCTGCGGCATCGAAGTCGGGCGAGGTCACGCGCCTGTACTCTATCGCCTTCATCTGGACAAGGTTGTAGGTTGAAACCGAAAGCATGCCGTCGTTGCACAGCCCATCCAGATCGAGGGCGTCGAGCCTTGCGGAGGCTCGCGCCTTGATGCGGGCGTGGGTCGCATCCACATAGGCGGTGGCCTCGGCCTTGAGCGTCTTGCCGAACAGGTTGCCCTTGTACCTGATGGATGCGTAGCAGTCTGCCATCGTCATGCCGTTGGAACGCTTCACGCGGAACGGCTCCGCCCCCGTTGCGATGTAGTCGATATGGTGGCCGAACTCATGGAACCACGTGACCATGGAGCCGCGCTGGTCGCGGTATACATGCCCAACATCAAGAAGCACCCCAACGTAGTCGCGGTCGAAGTGGGCGGTTCCCCGGTAGGTGTGATCCACCAGGTTCAGGTCGCCCTCATAGTGCAGATACAGGCGCGCCGGGGCGTTGTCGCCCTTGCCGACCAGCTGCGCGATCTTGTCCACGTGCTTGGCTTCCAGTTTCGAGTACACGGGGGCGGACCTGTCCACCGCCGTCTTCGCCGCGTGCTTCGCCCCCGCTACCTTCGCCGGGTTGCGCAGAGTGCTCACGATGCCACGGAAGATGCCCTGCTGGTCCTTTGCCGATAGCGCCGAGAAGTCCGCAGCCGTGCCGCCCCGCCTGGCCATTTCCCTCGCCATGGCCGCACGTGCCGCGCTCTTGCTGATGCCGTTGGCCTTGAGTGCGGAGGTTGCGCCAGCACCGCCCAGGAAGTCATCCAGCTTTCTGCCCGATGCGCCGATCGGCTTGCCCTTGGGCATATCGCCCGCCCACTCTCGGTTCGGCCTTCGCGTGAGCACAGTGGTGCCCGGCTTCGCCTTGATGAGGTCGCGCATTGCCCCCTGGCGCTCTTTCAGGGTGCTCTGTGCCTTGAGCAGCGCGCTCTTTCGGCTGAGGTCTTCGGGCTTCGCATCGTATAGCTGCTGGGCGCCGCGCACCTCGCGCTTCGCCTCGCGTATGCGCCTCTCAAGGTACCGCTGCTCCTGTTCCAGTTGGTAAACCTCGGAGCCTTCCAGCCCGCTGGGGTGTTCGGGGTTCTGCTCGTAGGCTCTGGGTGCGCCGTGTCGGTACGGTCCGAAGCTGTGGCGGCAGTTGGCGCCGAGAAGCCCATCGACCTGCCCGTAGCGCGTCGCCTCGTAGAAGTCACGGTAGCGGTGCCCCTCGATCTCCACCTCACCGCGCAGGCTGTACACCTGCCCCTGCCATGCGGCATGGCTCGGGCGGCTGTCCTCGTGGCTCGAAACCTCCACCAGGTCGATGCCGCCGCGCTCGATGCGCTCCAATGTCATGCGCGCTCCGTCCTGGGCTATCTGGGTGCGGATGTGCCTGCGCACGGCCACGTCCACCTTGTTGGCCACCGTGACCGTGCCCGTCGCGCTGTTCTGGTAGGTGATGATGGGGATGCCCTCGCGTTCCAGCTTCCTCACGGCGGAATGCAGTGCGCGCTCTGTGGTCATCGTCCCGGAGTTCACGCGGGTGACAGCCTCAACCGATGCGGAGAGGAACGCCTGCTTCGCGCCCTCCACCATCTGCAAGTTGTCGCGGGCTAGTATTCTGGCCACACCCTCCACGGTGGCGGTCACCTGCTGAGGCCAGAGCGGCGCGCCTCCGCCTGCCCGCTTCATGTCATCCTCGTCCGATGCCCTGATGAGCCGCTCGGCCGTGTCGCGCACCTCTGCCGTTATGAGTTCGGCCTCGTCGGTGATGATGCCGCGCAGCGTCTCGGTGTGCGATTGTGCGAGGAGGTTGAGCTCTGTGGTGGTCTGCTGGTCGAGTTTGTCGATATAGATGAGCGAGGTGACCAGGTGGCTGAGCATCCTGGCCTCTATGTCGTTGTAGACGGCGGCAACCGCGTCGCCAGCCGCCTCGATGTGCTCGGGGGAGAGCATGCTAGAAGCCCATATCCACGGCCGCAGACTGATCGGGCACGGCAGCCAGCGCCTCCTCCTCGGTGAAGCCGCAGTAGTCGGTCAGGTACTTGCGCTTGAGGGCGGGGATGCCGAGCATGCTGATCTCGGTGAGCGCCATGTTCTTGTCGGTTTGGGCGTCGGTGATGATCGAATCATCGAAGTCAACGGAGAGGTCGGCGGTCGGGTTCACCTTGGTGCCGCAGAGGTTACGGCATACCCCGGCCACGCCGCGCACCAGCTGGGTGATCGAGGCGGTGAGGGCGTTCTGGTGCTTCTTGAGCGTCCTGGCGAGCATCGAGGAATCGCTCACCACCTCGGTGGCGGTTTTCAGCCCGTCCTTGTGGTCCCATGCCCAGTAGTTGTCGCCCAGTCCGCAGGTGAGCGAGAGCATCTTGAGGCCGGCGTTGATGGCCTGCTCGTTGTCGGCGATGCGCATATCGGGCTGCACCACCTTCATGGGGTCGGTTCCCTCTTCGCCGGGAGGTGTGCGGAAGGTTATATCGTCGGCCTCGCCGAATGCGGCGTACTCCGTCACGTTCTTGCCGTTGGCGTCCTTTTTGGTCTTCTTTTCGATCATGGTGTCGGCCACGAACATCTTGGGGCGCGCCACCCGCAGGTGCACCAGCAGCGAGGTCAGGGCCTCATCGGTCGCCTTGATGGCGCTGATGCCCTTCTCGAAGACGCTGGTGCCCATTGCGCAGTAGCTGAAATGCGGGTTCGGAACGGCCGGCTTCACGAGCGCGAAGGTCTCGAAGGGGCTTTTCGTGTCCAGGTCTGCGGTCACGCCCTCGGGGAAGACCATGCGGTGGCTCTTCACATCGAACAGCTGGGTGAGGATGTGGTAGGTTCCGCCGAGGAGGATGTGCGCCTGGCACTGGTCGTAGTCGCGCCCGTCCAGTTCCACCCTCGTCACGAACGCGCACTGGGTGCACGTGTCCGCCGACCATGTGAGGGGGAGCACCTGGTGGGCATCGTAGTCCTCGATCTTCACGCGGGCATCGGGGTGCAGCATCCCATCGTCGGCAACATCGTCCACGCCGATGGCCCAGCCGCCGGTTCCGAGGGCGAAGGCGCGGGTGGTGAAGTCCGCCTGATTCACGCCGAAGCCGTCGAAGTGGGCATCCAGAACCTCTTGCAGCCCCTTATCTTCTGCGGTGATCTCCAGCTTCTCGTTCATGAGCAGGTCGCTCCACGCCTCCGCTGCCAGTGCTGCCGGGTGCAGCGTCTCGCGGTCGTTTTTGAACAGCTTGAACCCTCGCCGTGCGCGGTAGTGGTACCACTCGTTGTCGGCGGTGTACCAGCCCCAGTATTCGCCGATGGTCGCGGCCATGCGGGTGTCCGGGTTGTACCCGAGCATCTTGAGCCATTCGATAGCGAAGGCGTAGGTTCCTCGATCTTCTGCCATTAAAGCCCCTGCCTTATCCATACGGACGCGGCGTAGCCAACCGCGTCAATCGTGTCATCGTCTACCTTGGGCAGTGTCTCTGTAATGTCGCCCGCAGGGGTTATGACGTACTCAAGGGCTGGGAACTGCTCGGCTGCCATGGGGCAGGTCTCGGGGTCGATCACGATGCTGTTGCAGCGGTTGAGCCACCTTATGCGCTCGGCCGGCGAGTTGACCCCCTGCTTGTACGCCTTGCGGGCGTGAAGCCCCTGCTGCTGGTAGTACAGGATCATGCCCTTGGCCGCGCTGTCGCACCACAGGTCGGCATCCACCTCATCGAACTCCTCAAGCCTCTCGGCGAGCAGCGGCGCGGTTTTCGTGTCGTGGGCGTCATGCCCGGTCGCGGTGTCCTCGTTCAGCAGCCACAGGGTGCCCTCGTCCACATCGTAGGCTACGCGCATATGAACCCACGGGTGCACGCTTCCGGCATCAACGCCGTGGCTGATGTTCGCAAGCGCGTCGCGCTCCTCTTGCGTGATGGGTCGCACGTCGATGATCTCGGGGTCGATCACGTTGGCGCCCGTCCCTATTGCCTCGCCGTCGTACTCGTGGCGGTACGCCTTGGGGTTGCGCTTCTTGAGTGCTTCGGCCACCGCGATGAACGCCTCGCCTAGCCATTCGCGTGGCGCGTCCGTCCAGTGGGAGCGGTGCACGATGCGCCCGTCCTGGGGCTGCTTGCTCTCGCGGTTGACCCATGCGTTGACGGATATGGGCGGGTTGTAGCTGAGGAACGTCCATGTGGGAAGGTCGCCGCCGCCGCGCAGAACCGTCTGCTTCACGTTGCGCACGTAGGCATAGCCGGGGAACTGGGAAGCCTCCTCGAACCACAGGTACGCGATATATCCCTCCTCGGGAGCCAAGCCCTTCAAGGGGGAGTCCTCGGGGTTCACGTTGTCCGCGCCGAAGAAGTAGATCACGTTGCCCGTGGGGCGGTGGACGGCTTGGAGGGGCGACTTGCCCCAGGCGAACTCATCGGCCACGCCCATCCTGCGCGCTGCCTTCTTGATCTCGGCGTAGACGGAGGTGCGCAGCTTGTTGGAGCGGTTGCGCATGCACAGGGCGTTGCGCCCCTTGACCGATGATACGCCGCCCACGATCTCGGTGGCGATGTGGCTGGTCTTGAGCGATGCGCGGCCGCCCTCCTCCCATATCTCCTCGTACTCGTGGCGCACGATGGAGCGGTGCAGGTCGATGAAGGAGCGCCCGAGGAGAAGCCCGAAGTCGTACACGCGCAGAGCGCCGTCTGGGTTCTCGTGCTCGTCTGGCAGCACGTCCAGCAGCTTGGTGCCGGTGTCCACCATTGCCTTCACGGCATCCTTGTCGATAGCGCCCTGTCGCGCCTTCTCCACGGCTATCTTGGCGGAATATGCGTTCAGGGCCGCCATTCGGTCTATTACGGCCGCACGCGACGCGACAGCCTCCTTTGCGGCGGCTTCTTGAAGTTCTGCGAGCCTTGCGGAAACCTTGGGCAGCGCCTCAAGGCGGCACGCCTGCGAATCTACGGCGGAGTCCTTCCACTTGACAGACTTCGGGTAGGCCTCGCGGTAGGCTTGGCGCTGGGACAGGCCGCGAGCGCGCGCCTGGCAGTATTTCTCCTGCGGGGTGGTGAGCACTAGAAGCGTTCCCTATGCTGGGTCACGCGCTTGCACCACGGGCACCACATGGTCTTGATGTGGTTGCGCTTCCTCAAGTGGCCGCGTCTGCGGCGCACGGGCATCATCCCGCCGCAGCGTTCGCACTTCATCTGGCTGAGTGGCATGGGGCACCTCCTTACTTGGGCAGGGATTGTTGCGAATCTGTCGCATAAAGAGAGGAGCCGCCCCTAGGGAAGGACGGCTCCGAGAGGAGTGTGCAGCATGGCCGGGGTGAAGGAATCAGGAAGCCCCCGCTGCTGCGCGTTCATGTTCCGCCTTGTGTCGCTTTCGCTCCTCGGCTCTGCGCCTGCGCGTTTCGGCGTGGTGGGGCGCGTCGTAGCGAAGGTGGCACGGCGCGCACAGCGCCCGCAGGTTCTCGCGTCGGCAGTCCTCGGGGGTGTGGTTGAGGTGGGCGACGGTGAGGGTGCGGCGGTGGGTATCGAACGGCTCTCCGGGTCTTCGGCACTGCTTTCCGCACTCCTCGCACTTCCAGCCGGCCTCCTCCTTCACTTGCGTGGCTATCTGCTCCCAGTCCTTCGGGTAGCGGTGCTTCTCCATGGGCATGGCTCTCACCTCTAGCACGCTGGTGCG